AGGTGCTCGGGTACCGGGTCAGCTCGCGCAGCGTGTCCACGTCCACCGGGTCCGATCCGGGGAACGTGACAGCGCTCAGGACAATGCCCGCTGACGTGTCGGCCGGGGTGCTGTTCGTCTCGAACACAAAAGGGGCGTTTGCGGACATGGTAGACAGCCCGCCCGTCTCCTCAATCACGAAGTCGATCACCGTGCCGTTCGAAGGCTGCACGCCAAAGGTCTCCAGCCAACCGAATTTCGCGTACAGCGCACGGTATTGGTCAGTTTCGAGCGTGAACCCGACTTCGCCCGGCCCGAGGTTCGAAAACTCGGGCGTATAGGGGTAGGGGACACCTCCAATCGACACGGTGACGCCGCTGATGAACAGGTCCGGGTCGCTCGACGGCGGCACCTGCACCGAGTAGAACGGCGCGCTGTTCGCGACCGTATGCGAGAACTGGCGTGTGGTGAGCTGCTTGGCGCTGATCGTGCCGCTCTGGCCCGGCGCGATGACGGCGGCCGTCTCCGCAACGTACACGCGGCTCTGCGGCCCGATCATGCGGCGGCCAATGACGATGGTCAGGGCGGTATCCGCGTTGTTCGCCACCGCCAGCGTCACGCGGGCTGGACGCGCGAACGGCAAAATTCCCTTCATGGTGGCATCGGCCAGCACGGTCGTGTCGCGGGCCTTCGTGAAGGGCTCCATGCTTTCCACGTCGAGCTGTTGCGAAATCATCGCAAACATGGTCGCCATCGCGTTCATGTGCGCGATGACGCGCGGGTCGCCCGCCTGATACAACTGTGCGGCAAGCGGCTGGCTCGATACCTCGGCGGCGATGGCCTGCAAAAAGTCGTCGCGGGTCAAGGACATTATTGGGGACTCCCGATCAGGACGGGCTCGCCTGCCACGTCCATGTAGATGGTGCGCTTATCCGGGCCTTCGTCGCGGTAGTAGATGTTGACGACTCCAGCGGGCAACGCTGCCACGAGCGGCACGTCCTTGCGCAGCTTCGCGATCAAGGCGTCCGCGATCCCGGTACTCATCGGAGACTGAAGCATCGACTTGATGTCAGCGCCGTAGTCGCTGCCCAAATACCCGTTGACCGGGGTATTCAGCCAGTGCCGGATCATGTCGATCAAGTCGGTTTTCGTGATGTTCTCCATGCTCCGATGTTACTTGCCGGGCACAAATGGCGGGCCTCGGCTTTTCCTACTGTCTCGTTTAAAAATATTTATAGGAATGGCTATTGCCGCGCGCATATATTTGCATTAGCATCCCTATATTTACTGCACGAAATATCGAGGAAGCAATGAACGCCCCAGCAAACCCAGCACAACTCGCTGCCCCCGTCGTGAAGTGCGGCGGCTGCTTCAAGCCGGTGGACCCGGAAACGTCCACCAAGCGCACGATCTACCCGCGAACGAGCACCCGCTACGGGCGCTTCAGCCAAGGCTCGGCCGAGCGCCGCATCGAGCACTTTTGCAACGAAGCGTGCGTTGACCGCGCCCGCGCTGACTCCCGGTAATGCGGGAATGGAATATTGCTTGACCGCGCTCGCGTGAGCGCATACATTTAGAGTATTTAAAAGCCAATAACCGGAGAAGGATGACATGGCAATCACCAAAGCTGACGAAAATACCCCCATCGCGAAGGGCCAATGGGCCTGCCGAGCCCCGCTCTACTCGGACGCGATCTCGATCTGCGCCGCGCCGCGCCGCGTCTCGGCGGTACAGGGCAAGCGCATCCACCTCGAAAGACAAGACGGCACGCCGGACAGCTTCGTTCTGTCGAAATCGGTCGTGTACGTCTGCGACACGCAAGCGGAAGCCGATGCGGTCTACGCGATCAGCCGGGAGCAGGCTGCGGCGCTGTCGGCTGCCCGCAAGCAGCTCACCGCCACGCACGCGGCCAAGATCGCGGCCATGTCGCCTCAAGTCGTCACCTTCGACCAGTTCGTGCAGTACGGGTGCGAGAACGGCGGGAACATCGTCAACGGCATGCCGTGGCATTTCAAGTTCAAGGACATGCCGGTGACGCACCACACGGACGTGTGCTACCTGATCCTGAAAGGTGCCGAAACGCTGCGCTTCACGCCGGACGACGTGCTGGTGATCGACCCGGACGGCTCGCTCTCGACTCGACCGGCAGCGGCAGCAGCGTAAGGCACACAAGGGCGCGCTCCCAGTGGGCGCGCGCTGTCCGAAACCGTTCGATTAGGGATGCATAAGAAAAAATGAGCCTTATCCTGCGCCTGATTTGCATCGTCACCCTCGTCCTCAGCGCCTTCGTGGGGCTGACCATGCTGACGATCTACTACGACGTGATGAACTACTGGACCGGGGCGGCGGTAAGCCTCATCAGCACAGCTCTCGCCGTCTTTCTCAGCATCCTGCCGAGCAAGGAACTCGGCGAACTGTACGACGCCTTCGCACCACTTGAGTAAGACCTACCTACCCATCCTGAGAGGACAACAACAATGAAAAACGTGAAGTTTGGCGACTACTACATCCCGGACGGCTCCATCGCGCCGCGCGCGGTGCCGCTGGCCGAACCGAAGCCCGCACCGGCAGCGCCCACCCCTGACCAGAAGGCCCCGACCAACACCGCGCAAGAGGCGCGCCAATGAGTGCGAACATGCTGGTGCCGAAGTGGGAAGGCGAGTTCAAGTCGATTGATGAGTGGATCGCTCGCGGGCACGAAGTTCTTTCCACCAAGGGGCAGGGCGCGGCGATCTGCGTTGATGCCAAGGGACGGCGCTGCGCTATAGGTTTCGACTTCACGCGGGCTCGCGACGAGGGCACCTTCCCGATCCGCTACTTCAGGGAATGCGAGCTGCCACCCTCCCTCATTGAAATATCCGAAATGCCAGCCGATCAGCGCGAAAAATACTTCGCCAACCTGACGGCGGCACTGCGCTCGACCCAGCAATCCGGGTCGAACGTGAACGCCCTGTTCAGCGGCACGGAAGACGCGCCGCTGCTGGTTCGCGGCAAAGTGTGCGAGCTAGGTGATCTTGATGGCGAGCGCGGCGAGCGTGGCTTTGTCGTCCAGCGCGGCGAATCGGATTTCGTGACCATCAAGGGCCTCACCGCCGACGAGGTGCGCAGCTTGGTCCCGGTCGTGTTCAGCGACATCGTTTTGACCCTCGGGAGCGGGGCGGCGAACGGCCCGAGCGCTGACGCTGACGCGTTGGACAAGATCGCGGACCTCGTGACGGGGCATGGCCCCAAGCCGCAGGGTGCAGAGAGAATCGTTCGCGCCGTTGAATCGTGGGTTCGCTGCACTCGCGAATTCGGCAAGGTCATCCACAACATGACCGTAGGCAATCAGGCAGCATGGATCGAATGGCAGCGCGGCGGCGGGGCAGAGGAGGCTATGGGATGGATCGAGAACGGCTTGATCGGTCCCGGCCTGATCCCCGGCGATTGCGAGGACGACATTGACGCGAACGACCCGATCCTGAAGAACGCGCAAGCCTACTACGACAAGTACAGCGATGACGGGATGGACAGGCGGCCGAGCGCCGAGGCTACGAAGCTCGCGCTTAAGTACCGGGTCGCCGCGACCGATACCAAGCTGCTTGACCTCATGGCGAACGAGCGGCTGACGGTCGAGTACAGCGCCTTGACGCCGGGCGGCAAGTTCGGCTTCACGGTCAGCCAGCACCACATCGCCGACCGGCGCAAATGGGAGGTCGCGTTCGCTGGCACTCCCCGCGCCTCGCTCGCCGTTGCGCTCCGACTCGCCGAGCCGCAAGCCGACCTGTTCCTCGCGGAAGAACAGCGCGTGCTGGCTGTGCCGGACGTGGTGTCCGACACGATGGACCGCGCGCAGCTCGACGCGCTCGGCCGCCAGCAGAAGGGCGGTGCATGATGTGGACCGGGACCAGTCTGCAACTGTTGATGGGAATGGGCGGCCTCTCGTACTGGGATGCGTACTGCGAGGCGTGCTGGGCTCCCTTCAAGCTCATGATGTCGATCTGCGCGCCTGCGGCTGGCGGTGACGCATGAACGCGCGGCAGCGACGCAAGCACCGCCGCTCGCTGCCGCCTGTCGCCGGGTGCGGCAGGCAAGGCTACAGCGGCACCACAACCTATCCCGACCTGATGTGTACGGACGGCTACATGAGCGACATGGATGCGGACGGCCACGACCCGACCACCGCGCGCCTGCCATGCAAGGACTGCAAACCGGACGAGCACGCCACATGGGTGCGCGAGCA